ATTCGAGTCCGGGGATTGAAGCCATGTTACCAACGAACCCAACCCAACGCTCAGTGGCTCCGGTGGATACCATCTTCTGAGCTTGCGCTAGTATAGAAATATATTCAACATTCATGTTCTGATCTTGCAGTTCCTCTGGCGGGGGAGGAATCACCATGAAGTTAGTAATTCCATTCCATCCCGGCTCTGATGCCCGTACCAGCATATTGAATGTCCGTTTAACCATAGGATCAAGCAATTCATCATTCAGGTTTTCAAGAACAGGGCCAAGCTGTAACAGTTTTTCTTCATGCTTCTCTACGATCTCTGTAGCTGTGGCCCTCTGGCGACGGTCATCATTAGCCAGCATCATAAAAAGGTCAACGTAGAAGGCCCGGTTGATGCGATCTTCGGTCTTGGAAATTTTCATCTCCAGTTCATTAACACGAGGATTAACCTGATAGATTGCCTTAAACACATTGTTTGGATCGTCGGAGAAATTGTTTGCTCCGGGCAGGAGGCTGACCTGAACATTCCTGAGTGCCGATGGTGCAACGGTGGGCGGAGATACCATCTTCGCTATTGCCTTACCTACTTCCTTCTCTTGTACCTGTAACGCCAGAGCGTCACCAAGCGCATCCATTCCCGGCCCGATTCCATAGGTATCACCCGGCTTCGTATCCCAGCGTGGGGCAAGGATGGGAAACTCCCGATAGCCTTTGACCGATAGAAAAGCGTTCGGCTCGTTACGCATTGATGTCTCGTAGTGGATAGAGCGGCACTTGAATATCTGTGGGTTGGGTGCTTTAAAATCTCTCAGTTCTTTTTGATTTGGTTCAATGATGTGGCGAATATCTATCCATGCGCTGTAGTTGCTGGATTCGTAGAGTTGTTGGACATGGGAGGATACATTATCCAAGCCAAACTTAGAAACGATTTGGTACACCGTCATTTGAAATTCACGGGCGAACGTATCAACCTTTCGCTTGCCGTTTATATCTAGGAAATATTCTCCAACGGTGAACGGTGTGAATGAGGTTATGTTCTCAAAGTCCTCCTCTTGCATGGCGCATGCTGTCCCGATCACACCAAGCTCCTCGTAGAGATTTGGCAGGACACGGTAGAGGCCGGAAGCTGAGAATACCCGGTACATTATGTTCTCCACAGTCTCTAACCAAGTTCGCACTGGGCCGTATTCAGACATCTGGTAATCCGGTGGGGCCAGCTTGAACCATGGACGTGCGGGAGACGTGATGCCAGTCATCAACCCTGACCTCAGTATGCGCTTGGCAAACAGAGGCGTGTTGTTCGGTAACTGGTTGCGCTTCGTTCCTTTGTTACGATCACCAGCATCAAACTTGCCACGTCGAGGCTGGAAGTTTTTATTTAACTCCTGCTCGTGGGATGTCCAAGATGTTTTCTCTGAACGCATTTGTTGGATGCGGTAATCAAAATATTCTCTGCCAGATTTCATAATTTATCTCAGTAGTGATGTTCCTATGTTAACTCCTGTCATCAGACCTCTGCCTACAACATCTCTCTTTTTATTGTTGACCGTTGCCTTGCTGACCGTTGCCGGGGTTCTCTTTCTCGTTTCTTCTATAGCCCCTACTGGCGTTGACTTTTTGGGAGGAGAGCTTTTTAATACTGGAGGTGTAGATGCTTTATCTGAGTACTGTTGCCATACATTAGGTACTCCAGTACCATAAAATTTTGTTGATCTTCCAGCTTTCTTATCAGCAACAGCCGCCATAATTTCAGGATTACTATAATTAGGCTGAATATTATGGAATCCTTGAGTTGGTTCTCCTCTAGCTTTAGCTAAAGCATCATTTTTAGCAACACCAATAAAACACATCCATTCACCTCAATAGTGATGTTCCTATGTTAGTTCTCCCCATTAGCCCACGTCCCGTTGCTTCACCTCCTGCCCTATTGATAATATCTTCATCAACCCTGCCACGTCTTCTATTCCTAGCTGTAGACTTCGTTGTAACCGCTCCCGCTGGGGCGGCAGTACTCTTTGTGGCCTTAGCCGCTGGCGTTGACTTCTTTGCCAGCAGTACTCTTTGACGCTTATCATATTCCTGCCTTGTTATACCAGTACCTTCACCTCTATGCATAGCCAGCGTAGCATCATATACACCCGGATTAATAGGCCCACCGGGTGTAGTCTTATTAGTAAACTTATAACCAGCACGAGTTAAGAGTTCTTTAGAAGTAGGTTCTCTGCCAAGTCGCTGACGTTCGGCTCTAGCCGACATAGCAAGCATCATCCCAAAGACTCCAGACGCCAGATTAGGTTTCCGCCCTCCGGCTCCTGTACCCGGATTGTTCTGTGTGCCGAACTGCCCGTATTTAATTGTGTCCCTTCTTATTGGATTTGTCATTTGCCACCATACCAGCGACGGCCTAGCTCATCCCCCTTATCCCGAACCGTGGCCTTTGTCTGCGCTGGCTGTGATCCCTGTTTTTTATATTCTGGCATATTTGGGCCTGCTGATACTGGTCGATTAACCTCCCTAGCCCGAACCAGTAGACCCATCAATTGAGATAAATTTGTATTTTTAGGCAAACCCTTGGGGAATGACTTACCAGAAGGGTCAAGTCTTGTGTTAGTTACGCCCGTCCTTATTGGATTTGTCATTCGCTACTCCTAAGACAATAATGACGTTCCTGTGTTCGCTGTAGCCATTAACCCACGAGGCCCGGTCAGGATTGTCGATTGTGTTCCCCTTAGATTCCTTGCTCTGTTCGTCTCCTCACGTCTTGCGGCCTTGACCTGCGGAGAAGCACTCTTCGCTCTTTCTGCTGGTGGAGGCGGAGGCGGAGGTGGTGGAGGAGGCGGAGGTGGTGCTGACCCGCCACCAAAGCACATAGTAATTATTGATAATAGTTCTAACATTCCCTTATCCTTATTTTTTAATATGTTTATGGAACGGCCTTAGAAAATGAAACGCAAACTTAATGCGTTGCCAATATGAATAACTTTTAGGATAAAATAGAGTGTAGATTCGATAGGCGTACTCAACAACGATTAGATTAAACTGACCCTGCGTTAAGCCTTCTTGCTGGCATAACATGTCGGTACGTTCAGCAAGTGTGTAATCCCAGTGGAGCTTGAGGTGATCGCAACAGTAGCTCATGCCGTGGTTGTGGCTGTAGTTTGGCATATAAGTTAAATCTCCTTGGTTTTTAAATAACATATTCGATTGTGGCATGGCAACTGGTTTCTTCTCAGCTAACCAGCGTATGGATCAAAGTCATGCAATGCCGGGGCCATGTCTGTCACTCCCTGATTCTGTCTCGCCTTCTTAACCGCCCCCATGGGTATGGCGTAGCGTTTCATCATATACGCATAGCGACTGGCACAGATCAGGTCATCACGTTTCTTCACAACTTTGCCATGGTCGTCACGGTGATACAATCGTTTCTCCTCGAACCACTCAACGAGGTTGGAAAATACCTTGAAGCGTCCATCTCTCATGTCTTGGAGCATCTGCCATAGTCCAGACTCGACACTCAGGCCACCTTGTGTGCCTTTGATAGCAGGCCAGTGGGCATGCGTTCCCATCATATCGAACCCAGAGATGGCATATTGCTTCTTCAAGACCTGCCCTCCACCCTTCTCATGTTGATGACCGTCATGAGGCCATGCGACTGGTACACCACGGTTCCATTGCTTCACAGCAGTCCACGCCTGATCGCTGTCACGTTCCTTCTTTCTCCAAGCACGAGCAACGTATGTGATGCCTTGATCTAAGTCGAGCCAGTGCTGGACGTGGGCCTGCGGATGATCCCAGCCGAAGTCACAGCCGTTGACAACATGCCAATGATCTGGACACTCGAATGGTTCAATGGTGATGTCGTTATCTGCAATCGGGAAGATAACACCAGAGCCAAGCACGGGGATACCTTTGGTTCTCATGTCACGCTGGTACTCAGGGATTGCGAGGAGGAGTTGTTCTTTTACATCAATGGTGAGGTGAGGCGCATCATTCCATGTCACGTTCTGGAGATACTGTCCGGGTTGGATGTCTTCCATGAACTGACACACTAGAGGAGTCATCCCATTTTCAGGGGTGAACGTCAGGACGACATAGCCTCCACGGCCTTGATCCCCGGTAGCTGTTCGGATCACGCACTGTGGATATATTTCTTGATCTTCAGGTTCTTCATCAATCCAGATGAAGTCTTGTGACGCTCCCATCAGGACGTGTTGTCCCTGCGAGTAGGATTTGAATGAGATGGTCGCCCAGCCATTGGTGTGTTTGACTTTAAAATCTTTAGCAAGGCCACGGGTCTGGGAGGCTCGAACGATTGACTCCATTTTTATACGGTCAAGAGGTATTGCACCCTTGCCGAAGTCTGGGCCATCAAGGACATCACCCAACAATTCTTTTTGGATAACATCTCTGATCTGTTCGCCCGTGACACCACAGGCCCACATGCGAGGAGCATGATTAAATCTTATACCTTCCCAGTCGTCTGGGTACAGACCAGTGGCGTGGATCGCAAACTCACGGCCTTCACCGTATGTTTTACCAACACGGTTTGCCGCCATAAGCATGCGCTGTTTACTTTTCTTACCAGCTTCATAAAACTGACTCTGCCATACATACGGGGAGAACGAGGATAGACTATTTGTCTGAACCAGCCTCGCCTTCTTCTCCATCAGTTCCATCTGCTCTTGTTTTATTGATAATATCTTCGAGGACTTTAAGCCTTGCATCAATCTCTTCCTCAGTCATGTCATCATTATTGGTAACGGCGAGGTCTAACCGCTCACCATACTTCTTTGCTTTGATCTTTGAAAGATACCATTTCCGTGTGTCCACTCGCAGGCGTGATCGGGCGATGTCTTCATCCTCCTTACCATCCTCATTGCCATCAGCAATATCAAAGATGTCCTCCGCCATTGCCTCACATCCCATCTCCTTTGATCTTGTGTATTGCTGTAAAAATTCAGGATATTTGTGTATCCATGTGAACACGGTTTTGAAGGTAGGTATTCCTGAATCATTACAAATTGAGCGCAACGACTCACCGCAGGAGAGCCTAACACAAATTTCAGTTACAGTTTCCTCACAATAATCAGTGGGCCTGCCAACAGGGTTAGATTTTTTTTCTTAATAT